CACACCTGGTTTCTGGCTGGCGAAGGTGAATCCCGGGTAACCGAAGAGCGGCCAGTAAAATCTGAAGCACAGGATATGCTGACCGGGGAGGTCGAACAAAAAGTTACCGCAGACATGATGATTGAGTTTATCGGTCAGGATGGGGCTAAAACGTGTGAGGAACTGGCGGGTAAGTTCGGTGTTAGCATTCGCAAGGTTGCTTCCACGTTGGCGGTCGTAACAGCAACGGGGCGCCTGGCACGCGTAAATCAGAACGGTAAATTTCGTTACTGCATACCGGGCGCTGATTTACCGGCAGAGCCGGAAGCTGCATCCGTAGCGGAAACCGATGGTAAAGCCTTTCCTCAGCCAACAGGTGTTGCGTTACCAGTCCAGGAAACGACGACACAGGAAGAAATGAAAACAGAAATCGTGGAAGACATTGTGAAGTTACAGCCATCGGTCACCGAAACGAAAGCAGATGACCTGATTCTACCATCGCTGCATGTGGCTAACCGCGAGCTGCGCCGGGCAAAAGGTCAGGTTCAGAAGTGGGAGCGTGTCTACGCCGCGCTGCGGGAACTGAACAAACACAGGGATATTCTCCGGGATATTACCGCCACCAGAGAGCTGCTGCGGTGAGTGGCTGGAAGAAGTGGCGCTGGGCGGAAATTATGATACTCCGGCAGTGTGCGGGAACGATGACAGTCGAAAGCATCGGCAGTCTGATTGGCCGTAGTGGGGCTGCCGTCAGGACGAAAGCGCGGGAACTGGGTATCTGCATGATGTTACGGGGTGATTATCACCAGTCAGCCAAATGTTCACAGCGTGATATTGAGCTGGCGCGGCAACTGCATCAGCGTGGCGTACCCCGACGGGAAATTGCCGAAAAGTTTGGGATGAAGTTGGGCGCAGTGAATAACTACGTTTATTTCGACAGGAGGGTTCAGGCGTGAGGGTGAGAATTTATATCGCCGGTCCGATGACGGGATATGAAAATTTCAACCGTGAGGCGTTTCACAAGGCGGAAGAAGCACTGAAACAGGAAGGGCATACCGTATTAAATCCCGCAGTACTTCCGGACGGGCTGACTCAGCCACATTACATGGATATTTGCATGGCAATGATTCGTTGTGTGGATGCGGTTTATATGCTGGAAGGCTGGCAGCGGTCGGCAGGCGCTAAGGCAGAGCTGGCACTGGCGGAGAAACTGGGGCATGCAGTTATTTTCCAGGAGGCAACCAGTGAGCGAAATTAATTACCAGGAACTACGGCAGGTGAAAGAGAAAGCATAATCCAGAACTGAATAATTAAAATCAGCACTGTAAATAAAATTTAATCCTTAACCGGAGGGATTCCTGCACCCTCAGAACATCAGGAGACCGCCCGGCAGGGCGGTAGTGAAATGCGAAAGTTCAAAATAATTATTGAAACGGGAATCGCCGGTGGAGATTCCGAGGATGAATTCGAAGTGAATGATGATGCGACGCCTGATGAAATTCATAACGAAGCAAAAGAAATTTTCTTTAACTACTGCAATTACTCATATCACGAAATAAAAGACGAAGAGGAAGAACAAAATGGCTGATTTTGGTTCAACTAAATACAACGTCAGTTTTGAAGAATGGCATGAACTGTTAATGGACTATGCAGAGTTACGTGGTGGAAGTGCCGCCGATGCTGAAGCATGGCGTGATGACTATGAAGCAGGAAAAACTCCGGTCGAAGCATATTGTGATGAGTGGGGCGATGAATGAGCGAGATTAATTATCAGGAAGGGCATGAAACGGCAGGGCAGGCAAAACCAGTGGCATGGCGATATCGCTACGTGAAAAAAGACGTTACAGACTTTCAGGGGAAGCAGTGGGCTGGTGACTGGAAATATGTACCGACAAAAGAGGATTGTAACGACAGGCCGAACTATGAAATTCAGGCCTTATTCATCGGCCCGCCAGTCCCGGTGACATCAGAAGGACTGGTTAAAGCTGTGCGCTTTTATGAACAGGTAAAGCGTGAGAATCCGCCAGTCGAAACAGGAGCATGGAAGGATGCTGTTGACTGGGTGCTCAGAGAGGCCTGCTGTGCTGCCATTCTGGGTAAAGCCGACAATCCACCAGCATCCGGCAATCAGGTTAGCGAATTAGCAATGTGGGTTAAACGGCTGGTCAGCCAACTGAAAAAAGCGAAGCCGGACTGCAAATTACCGGATAAGGCGATGGACTACCTGAAGCGAAACGGACTGATAAACGAGGAGAATATTTTACGATGACCTGGCCTGAAGCGTTCATAACGGTAGGAATTGCAATGGCGGTGGCGCTGGTGGTGTATTCGATTTGCCGCTGGGGATAAAAACGGTTTGCGGGGAAAGAAGAGTTAAGTAGAATTGCTGCGGGTGCTTGAGGCTGTCTGCCTCGGGCATGCCGCCGTAAGGCAGACAGAGAAAAGCCCCAGTTAACATTATGCGTCCGGCAGGACGCTTAACATTAATCTGAGGCCATATCTATGACTTGCACACTTAGATTAGCCTCTTATGCGCCGAAAGGCAAGGAGCAGCAGGCTATGAAGCAGCAAAAGGCGATGCTAATCGCCCTGATCGTCATCTGTATTACCGTCGTTGTAACGGTACTGGTAACGAGGAAAGACCTCTGCGAGGTACGAATCCGAACCGGCCAGACGGAGGTCGCTGTCTTCACAGCTTACGAACCTGAGGAGTAAGAGACCAGGCGGGGGAGAAATCCCTCGCCACCTCTGATGTGTCAGGCATCCTCAACGCACCCGCACTTAACCCGTTTCGGCGGGTTTTGTTTTTTCCTGGCATTCTGGTTTACAATTCGCACGCCAGCCTGAACAACTGGCACCTGCTGCGTCACCGGAGAACCCGATGGCGCAACATATAAAATCCCACAATTCTGAAGCCGTCCCGGCCATTAAGCGGGGGCGGCATTCGCACGTATTTAAAACCGACTGGTACCAGCATCCCCCCTGCACTGAAGAACAGGCCGAATGGCTGATTCAGTGTTACCGCAGGCGCGGATACGAGGTTAAGAAAGCCATCAGCCTCGATTATCGTCACTGGATAATCTCTGTCAGGCTCCCTTATTCCGAACATCCACCGCGTCCGTCCCGCACATTCCAGCAACGTATCTGGAGGTAACGTGCGGGTATTACTTCGACCTGTTCTGGTGCCGGAACTTGGCCTGGTGGTCCTTAAGCCCGGACGCGAATCACTGCCTGTTTTTCATTGCGGCAGGGTGCTGGTGGAGCCGGAACCGAAAAACATGCGCGGTCTGCCGTCCGGAGTCGTTCCTGCCGTTCGCCAGCCGCTGGCAGAGGATAAAACATTACTGCCATTTTTCTGCGATGAGCGGGTTATTCGTGCAGCAGGTGGTGCAGGTGCACTGTCTGACTGGTTATTACGTCACGTGAAATCCTGCCAGTGGCCACACGGCGATTATCATCACAGCGAAACCGTCATTCACCGTTATGGTACCGGCGCGATGGTGTTGTGCTGGCACTGTGACAACCAGCTGCGCGACCAGACATCAGAATCACTCGATCAACTTGCTCAGCAGAATCTGGTTGCCTGGATGATTGACGTCATCCGTCACGCAATAAGCGGTACGCAGGAGAGGGAGTTATCGCTGGCCGAATTATCCTGGTGGGCGGCCTGCAATCAGGTGGTGGATGCACTACCTGAGGCAGTAGCGCGTTGTTCGCTGGGATTACCAGCGGAAAAAATCCGCTCCGTATACCGTGAGAGTGACATCGTACCGGGAGAACAGACAGCCATCAGCATACTGAAGCAGCGCACAAAAAATATTGCGCTGCCACTTCACGTCCACCAGCAACAAAATCCACCACAGAAAAAAACGGTTGTCAGTATCGCCGTTGATCCGGAGTCTCCTGAATCGTTCATGAGGCGGCCTAAATGTCGCCGTTGGGTTAATGAGAAATACACGCGCTGGGTAAAGACACAGCCGTGTGCGTGTTGTGGTAAGCCAGCTGACGATCCGCATCACCTGATTGGTCATGGTCAGGGGGGAATGGGAACAAAGGCCCACGATATTTTCACGCTACCGTTGTGCCGGGAGCACCACAACGAACTTCATGCAGACCCGCAGGAGTTTGAGAAAAAGTACGGCTCTCAGATTGAGTTAATTTTTCGTTTTCTTGATCACGCCTTTGCGACTGGCGTGCTCGGGTAAAAGAGGTGACTGATGCTCATAGATTTGGTTTTACCTTACCCGCCGACGGTGAACACTTACTGGCGACGCCGTGGCAGCACATATTTTGTATCAAAAGCCGGGGAGCGTTATCGCCGGGCAGTGGCGCTTATTGTTCGCCAGCAGCGGCTGAAATTAAGCCTGTCCGGACGGCTGGCAATAAAAATTATTGCAGAGCCACCGGATAAGCGCCGCCGTGACCTGGACAATATTCTGAAAGCACCGCTGGATGCGCTGACGCACGCGGGGTTGTTAATGGACGATGAGCAGTTTGATGAAATCAATATTGTACGTGGCAAGCCAGTATCTGGTGGACGGCTGGAGATAAAAATTACAGAGGTGGGGTGTGCATGAATAACCAGTATTTACAGTTTGTTCGTGAGCAACTCATGATTGCCACTGCGGATCTCAGTGGGGCGACAAAAGGTCAACTGGAAGCCTGTCAGGAAAATGCCCTGTTCGATACAGGGCGTTACAGACGCAAAAAAATTCGTTACCGCGATGAGGTAACCGGAAAAATGATCACGCGGGATAATCCCCCAATCCCGGGTAAACAATCACTGGCGAAAGGCTCATCAATTGCCCTGGTCAGTCCTGTTGAGTTTGCAACATCATCGTGGCGGCGTACCCTTCTGGAACTGGAAGAACATCAGAAGGCGTGGTTGTTGTGGTGTTATGGCGGAAACATTTGCTGGGAGCATCAGATCGCGATAACGCAGTGGGTGTGGAATGAATTTAAAACTCAGTCTGGTACCAGAAAAATTGCAGTGAAAACGCTGGAGCGTGTGAAGAAGTTGATCTGGCTGGCGGCACAGGATGTCAGAGGATGGGTTACCGGGTGTGAGGTCTACCAGAGACAGGAGCTTGCCAGACTGTGTGGAGTTAAGCCTGATAACTGGAGCCATAATTATGCGAACTACTGGCGTGAGATGTGCGATATTTTTAAGCGCCTCGATAGAGAATCCTTGATTTGCTCCGTGAAAATAAGAGCGCAACAAAAAGCGACCTTTTCACGACGAGATATTGCAAAAGTCAATTAAATCGCGTATGTTTCGTATAAATCTGATATTTTGCCTATTTTGTACGCGATGACAAAATAAGAAAAAAACTGCCGCCAGGCGGTTTTTTTATGTCCGAAAATCGCGTCAGTACAGTAAACGCGCTGGCGGCGGTGAATACCGGTCTTTCAGCTTGCTGGCTTTTTCGACAAGAGTTATTGGTGTGTCACGTTAACCGAAAAAGGGAAAAAGACATGCTGAAACAGCGGGATATGACAGAAACCGCCAGAGCAGTTTTTAATGAATTAAGTGCCACCGAACCGGCGACAGTCGGGGAGATTGCACAGAATACGTACCTTTCACGCGAACGCTGCCAGCTAATACTGACCCAGCTTGTTATGGCGGGTCTGGCAGACTATCAGTTTGGTTGTTACAGACGCCTTCAGTCCTGAAGGCTTTTTTATTTGTGGTAAATGGGCGGCTGGTGGGGGTTAGGGGCACTCACCAGCCATCTGCTCATGCGTTGGGGTCACAAGCAAACCTCAGGCCCATCTGCTTTGCGCAAAAGCGGTATGAGCCTATCAGAGACAGGCTTAATGATCCATGTTTAATACTGTAAAAATATCC